ATGATAATACAATCTACCATCAATATACCACCTTCTAAAAATTTCTTGTGCCTTGTTGTTGAAATTTAACAATTGAAGAATTTTTTCAAATTCTTCATACATTATTTGTTTTATTTCATTTGGAATAGAAACTTTGTCTAAATCCAACTCGATTATTGTACCCTTAGCATCTTCAGTTATTGCTTCGTTTACAATATCATCAATTGCTAAATCGAGTTCAGCATGAATACTCATTTCACGATATTTTCTAATTAGATCAACATCTGCTTTTAAAGTACCATCAAGATCAATGTAAAATCCTTGAAACCCGCCTGCTTCTACTACGGATGCACCGTCCTCAAAGTCTCTCGGAACAAAGGATTCTACCTTGTTTTCTTGTTTGTCTTTTTTACCAAATGTAAATCCAAATAGTTCAAATGCCATAATAAAAATCCTTATTTAAAATACTAGACCAATACAAGTTATCGGCTAATACCAAAACCGAAACTTGTTGACCCAGTATTTATACCGAACGCTACGGATGAGTTTTGACCAGTGGTTCCAACTCCAACTGCACTTCCTGGACCACCAACCCCTACGGCTGACCCTGTTCCAAGACCAAACCCACCTAGACCACCTAGACCAACTCCACCAAATCCAGGAACACCAAATCCAGCCGCACCAGCACCAGCAACCGCACCTGGTCCAACTGCTCCGATACCTGCTGCACCATTGACTTGGAATGGAGAGGAACTTGTTACAAAGTATGAATATTTGAATACTACTTGGAAATCAGAAACTGTATCGTTTTGATCATAACCTAATTGAACTGCTGCAATGTTATCTGGCCAGAGATCAAAGAATTGATACCATTTAACTACTTGGTAATTTCTAGAAAGTTGTGCAACTGTTGCAGATCCAAACACTGCTCTTGGGTTTGGAAATGCTGTTGTATTTCCTGCGTATGAATTAAATAATTCGTTCCAATATTCAAAAATATTTCTTAATGACATGCCCTGATCATTGATAATGTCAATTGTCCAATCTTCAAATTGACGATCACCGGGATATTTTGCAATACGACCGAGGTATGGAACATTTACTTCACCAAGAATTGATGATGGTAATGTTGCTGCTTTGCAGAAAAATTGTAATTGTGGTAGCGGACCAACTGGACATGCTAGTGTTACAGAATAAAGATTTGGTCTTGAACCGCCGTCGAAGGCTGACATGAATGAATTAATTGATGAGTCTGCCATTTATTTGCTCCTTGATTTCCTCTACTATTTATGCCCTTTTTTAAATTTAGCCACCGAATTCTGCAAATGTTACGCCTGTTGGTGTAGCAACGAAGTTTAGACGGATGAAGTTGATGCTTCTTGCTGGTGCAACAAAGATATCTGCAACAAATTGATTTTGATCAATTATACTTGCTGGATTGTTAGACTCATCGCAAACTACTGCATATGAACTTACACCACGCTTACCTTGTACTTCACGAAGGAAAGGTTCAACTAATTGCTTAAATTGTGCTCTTGTGAATGCATCATTGAATTCAAAGAGTTGGAATTTAGCTGCTGTAGCAATTGTTTTCTCTAGAACATTGAAGAGTCTACGAACATTAATTCTATCAAACGCACTTGGTTTGCTTTGTAGAGTCTTATCACCAAAGAGAATTGCTCCAGAACCTTGGAAAGAAACTACAGGATTGATATTATTTTTATATAATTTATCTCTGTATACCTTTGATGGGTTCCATACAAGTTTTACAATGTTATTGATACGACCACGATCATAACCTGCTGGTGAGAACCAAGGTTCTCTCGTATTATCTGTTCTTACACAGCAACCTGCAATATCACCACAGAGAGGAATGTATAAGAATCTATCATTGTATCTATCGTATTGATACTTGGCATTTCCATCCATTACACCGTAGGATGAAGAACCAATTATTGTTCTATAATTATTTACTACAGTAAATGCTTCGTCGTCGGATACTAATGTAGCATTTAAGACATCCAATGCTTTTGGTGAAACAAAAGCGATGCAATCTTGACGATTTGCTGCTATTGTGACTATTTCTTTTGCATTTGATGCTGTTAAATTACCAGCAATTAGAAGAGATACATCTACATCTTCAGAATTTGAAAACTCTGATCTGAATGAAGAAACTATATCTCCTTCATCTAAAGATGTGCTAGTTGTTAAAGAACCACCCGCTAATGAGTATTCCTTTACATCACTTAACACTCTAAATGAACTTGAAGAAGAAACTTGTTGATCCCATGAATAAGTTGCACCTGCAACATATCCTGTTGTTTCTTTATTTCCAACCCAAACATACTTGGATCTGTTATTTATTACATTTCTCCAGAAGATTGAGTTTCCATCACCAGATCTTGCGTCTGTTGCTTTTGAAATCTTTATAAATTGCTCAAGAACTGTTCCCTTTGTTCCTGTCCATGAACCATCTTCATCTATTACTAGAACAGTTATTTCATCGTTTGCGTTTGCATTAATTGCTGATGCGTAATCAGAAGTTCCTGGTTGACCATAAACATCAACATATGTGTCCCAGTCTGATGTTGTGTTTGTGTTTGGATCTGCACTGTCTATAACTACGACCTTTAGGCTGTTTCCCAATTCTCCGGGGTATTTTGCTGCAAACTTGAATCCATAACCACTATATGTTGTGTTTTGGGTTGCGAATTGTTTTTCAAAATCTTCTCTACTCTTAATTAGAATACCATCGGTGTTTGAACTATCTGTTGCATTATCATCGCCAGAGCCAACTGCTCTAACTACCTGTAAAGAACCACCATATGAAAGAAAATTTGAAGCGATAAACCAATTTGTTGCTAAAGTTGAATCAGAATGTGGTTTACCGAATATATCTGTTAATTGTTTTTCAGTTTGTATTAAAACTCTTTGATCTGCAGGACCCCATTGAAAAAATCCCACATAGCCAGCAGGGGTTGTTGCAATGGCAGGAATAACTGAAGTAAGATCAAATTCTCTAATTTCTACACCGGGACTTAATTGGAATGCCATTTTTCTCTCCTTATACGCCTATTTTGGTCTAACTTTATGTATAAAAACCATTATTTCTATTTTCTACATCGGACCACACCGTTCCATCTCTATCAATTTCTTCATTATGAAATAGAATACCATCATCAATTACTCCGAATGGTGTCATTTCTTCTTCTAATTGTTTTAATTTTTCATCAAATATGGTTTTTTTGATATCTAAATTAGTTAAGTCTTTAAAATAATTTTGAGTAGTTAACCAACTGAAAAGAACCATACACATCACCAAATCATCATTGTGACCAGAATCTGCTTCGAACGAGTTATTTTTTGAAATAAATGATACAAGTTCCTGTATGATGTCATAGTCGGCTATGAGTAGTTTGTTGGATTCTATCAAAGACTTCAATATAGAGCATCCTAGACGCTTTACAGCCTTTGTAGTACGGAGTCCCAATTGAACTTGTCCTCCCGCTCCAAACCCACCGTCTAGCGTTTGTCCTTTTCTACCTCTAATACTAGACATTAAAATATTATCATATTCGAGTTCATTATGAAGAAGATCAGCTACTTGTCCCCCTATGTCATTTATTTCAACTAATATATAAGCATCATTGTATTGTTTTGCTATTGGATAGATTACATTTGGATAAACAAGGGGGGATATTTCATTATTTTTAAATGTGGCTGCTACCTTATAGGGGGTTTTTGTTATATCGATAATTGTAAAAGCATGGTAATCTTGTCCAGTGCCTCTTGCAGTGTCTACTGTTAAAACATAAGTATGATTGTTTGCTGGATTTTTGGAATCTATTACTGGTTTTTCATAAACTTTAAGACCATCTGTTGTGGTGTGAATTGGTGTTTTATACACCATAGTTCTCAATTTATCTGCTGAAATTAAAGTATTGGTACTTCCTATGAAATCACATTCATGTTCAGTTCTAAACTTATCTTCACCTAAATTTTGAATTTCTCGCTTATACCAAGCATCATCTCTACCGGGAACATCTGACCAATGAACATCAATATATTTAAAACTGTTTCTTCCCTCTATTGCTTCAATCCATAATTTATAATAAAGATTTAATCCATATGGTGTGGAGATTATAACCATTTTAGATGTATTACCAGAAGTAATGGTTGGATACACCGAACTATAAAAATCATTTGCTATATTTTCGGGAACGTGTGCGAACTCATCTAATAGAATGTAATTATAAGAACCACCACGAATAGCAGATGCAGAAGTTGCAGAGGATACAACTCTTGAACCATTTTCAAGTTCTATAGAATGTTTATTCCATTCTTTCACTCCTTGCTGTAACCATTTTGGTAAATTCTCATATGCAACCTTTAAACGATCCATATGACCCTTTGCCAACTTTTCTTTGTTGGCTAGGATGGCAATCGTCTGATTAGGATTGAATAGAGCATGATGTAAAATATCAGAAATGATTGTTGTAGACTTACCACATTGACGAGGCATTTTTGCAATAACAAATCGATTATCTCGTATAAGGTTTACTAGTTTTTCTTGAAATGGGTATAGGTCAAAATTTACAAGTCCCTTATCGAGATTTACAATCTTGATATAGTTTTTCATGAAGTAAACAGGATCTTCAGAACACTTTAAATATTCTTCAATCTGTTCTTGTGTAAAATTTACAGGAACATTTATTCTTTTAAGATTCGGATTACCAAGATATGAGTTTTTATCACCTATCATTGATCAGTCTCAAGTTGTCTGATCTCCTGCATTTTACCTCTTAAGAGTTTCTGTAATTCTGTAGTGCTACCAACAAAAATTGATTGATTGGTTATATTTTGTGCAGATTGAGTTGATGCTGGAGAATCCTGTTTTATTTCTTTTAATTGTTTATGTAATTGTAGTAAATCTTTATTTGCATCTGCTACACTTTTAATCAATTGTGATACTACTTCATAAGCTCTGGGGGAATCTCCTTCAGATGCAACATGAAGAATTCCATCAATCGCTCTAGTACCCTTTTCTATGATGTCATATAAATTTGATCTT